TCAGAGTAAAAATTTAAACCCGCAGATCTTGTGGGTATCCTTATCTATGTATATCTCCTCAATAATACTCTTCCAGAATGTCTTCTTATGGGAATAATCCAGTCTTTCATAGACGTCGCGCCAGTTTCCATTAAGTTTCGTTTCGATAGGGCGGTAGGATTCAACAGTAATAATCTTTGAGTCCTGACGCTCCTTCTCCAACGTCTTTTCCAGTTTCTCGTATTGCTCATCATAGTATTCCATGGTTATGCGGCCCTTCTGGAATAGGATATTCAGGCGGTCTAATTCGGCCTTGATCCTGTAGGTGCTGTCCTTCTTCTTGGCGGCCTTCTGCTGCAGGCTCTTGACTTCATATATGCAATGCTGTAGTTCCGGATATACATGAGCAAGCATATATTCTTCCACGACGGACTCTGAAATGCAAGGCCCGGTATGCTTCGTAAGTTTCTTCTCGCATCTGTAGCGCTTATGCTCTGTACGCGATCCGTCTTTACAGGTATGACGCTTCGTATATCCGGTCATAGTAGCCCCGCAATGAGGGCATTTCACGAGCTGGCTGAACAAATACGGCACCTTGGTGCCAGGATAGGTCTTGGACTGGCATATCCTGAGTATCTTCTCGTGCTGCTCGGGAGTGATGTACGGCTCGCAATATCCAGGCCTACCATACCTCATTCCGGCATACACTTCGCTTGTCAGCATGCGGTCCACCTGGTACTTGGAAGGTGACCGATCTCCATATTTTTCCAGCGAATAAAAAATCGTGGCGCGCTTAGAGTAGCAGGTAAAGTAATACCGGAAGATATCATCGGTTATGCTTTTGGTAGCCTCGTCTTTTGCCAGATGCTTATCTACATTCTTATACCCAAATGGAATTGGTCCATTAAGGTGCTCCTGGTTTCGCTTCTTGTGCTCGAAGACTACCTTGATTCTTTCGGATGTCCGATCGGACTCGTTCTGTGCCACGGCCAGCATGATGTTGATCTTCAACTGGCCATCAGCGGTTGAAGTATCATAGTCTTCTAAGATGGTTTTCCAGTTGCAGTTATGTTCTTCCAATATGGCCTGCGTATTGTGGTAGTCCTTCACATTGCGGAACCACCTGTCAAGTTTCGTTACAAGAACAATATCTATCTTATTGGCCTTGATATCATCTAGGAGCCGCATGAAGTCTTTCCGATTCTGGAGTTTCTTTCTGGCCGTCAGCCCCTCATCAATGTAGTAATCGACGATCTCATATCCATGGCTTTTCGCATACTCGGTCAAGAGTTCCTTTTGCGTATCAAGAGACAGTCCCTGCTGAACCTGGATGTCTGTAGATACGCGGTCATAGATTGCGCATCGAATTATTTTTCCCATCATATCACTTCCTTGATTATAAATTCTATTAAAAAGGTTTAAAAAATACGCCCACTTGCGGGACGCATCCAGAAATGATATAATGCTCTTGCGAAGGAGATTCTATCATCCGGCACGTCCGGCAGGTAGTATCTGTGAAACCGTCTCAGAAATGGGGCGGTTTTATTTATTATTATTCTTCTTCCTCATCTTCCTCTGGCATATAACTAATTGAGTAGTTTTCGTCACTTGATAAGGATTGCCTGAATTCTTCTGCCAACATGGTTTTATTAAATTCAGCAGTTGGTTCTATATCAGTTACTAATTTTTCGAGTTCGTCAATTGTGGTGTAGAAAAACTCCTTTCTCATATTAACTTTATTTACGCGATTATTATTTAAAATTTGATGAAGTTTGCTTTCAAGCCCTACAGCATCATCAGAAAAGATAAAACTATGTACATCAAATTTGAATGGAACGGAAGCATCTCCTAATTCGTTAACTCGATCCTGGGGATTAAGGCGTCGAGTCATCCCTATCTTGAACACATTATCTCCAAATGAACCAAGGTTGCTGATTATATATACATTTCCGGCTTTTCCATTAGCAAGGTTGGATATTTCTTCTTTTTTTACTACAACATCCGCAAGTTGAGACTGTAATTCAAGGATGCGGTCATTAAGTTTTGCTAGTTCAATATCATTTGCTGATGACAGTTGCTCTTTAAGTTTTTCAATTTCGCTTTGATATTTCGATTCTTCTTGTTCTACTTTCTTACGCTCTGCCTCTAACGCCTTTCGCTCTTCTGCCTCTTGCCTCATTTGCTCGCGTAGAGCCAATTGTTCTTGTCTAGCCTGCTCTTTCTTTACATAATAATTATATTCGATTTTTACAGCATTGATAAACAGGTACTCTATTTCACCTATAAATTTCGTGAGTGTTCCAGCAATGCTTTGATTTCCATCGCCGGCTATTTTAAGATATTTCTTAGTTACGGATTTCACATCTTCTATAGAATTATCTAATTTCTCGTATTTTAAATTATAGAGAATATTTTGCAACTCTGCCCTTAATGCAATTACCATTAACTGGTAAATGGCTTGGTTGGCTTTCGTAGTATATCTGGATGAATATTTTTTTAGAATAGAGTCTATTTGCTTGTCGTTTTCCCTATATGCCTTTCTTAAGTCCTTAACGTCCATGCAATGCAATTTTAAGATTACGGAAGGGCTGATCTCTTCGAGATCAGTCAATTCGTTGTCCGGGAAACGTAATATGCTTTGTTGCGGCTCATAATTTAAATATTTATCAAAAGTATAGTTAATAGCCTTTACGAGTTCTTTCGAGCGGCTAAGTTTATTTGTCTGCGTCTTAACCTTTTTATTTAGTGACGCTTCTTCTAAACGAAGAGTATTCAAAGTATTTAAAACTTCTTTACATTTTTCATCCCGATCTGAAATCATTCTGTCCAAATCATTTATTTTTTTCTGCAGATCTGCCTCAGCAATTCTCTGCTTTTCAGAATACTCATATTTGAGTCGGATCTGTTTTTCATGGGCCTCCTTGTCTAATGCATCAGTCATTTCTTTGACTTTAAAATAATCAAATCCGCCCAATTCATCTAGCATTTTTTTCATACTATCCGTAGAATCCTGCAAGTTTTGATTATTTTGAATCAAATTCTGATTTTCCTGTTGTAATCGCGCGATTTCGGCTTTGAACTCGTTAATTCTAAAAATATCCCCTAATCCCATTTGTTTTTCCTTTCTTTAAAAAAATATATACCATAAATTACCAGTTATATCTAGATATCTATATTGTAGAATTAGTGTATGAAGATACTGCTGGACGAAATAATGTATAAGAAAAATCTAACTGTAAACCAGGTATCTCAGATGACCGGCATTCCACATACGACCATAGTGGACATTAAGAACGGTCATTCTAGCCCTCGAATGGATACCATGGAAAAAATAGCCAAAGGCCTTCATATCCATATCACAGACCTTTTTGATTCAGAATATAAATAAAGTGGTCGAGATCTCGACTGATTCCAAGCACTTCCAATAGATATACCCCAATTATGTGTTTATATAAGTAGGAGAGTGGAAAAGTTATCCACATACTTATCAACAAAAAAGTACAAACAAATGTTCGAAACCTTATTGAACATCCTCAGTCCCCGTGCTAATATATTTTCAAGGGTAGAACAAATGTTTGTGGTGCGGAGGTATTACATATGGAAAGCGATGAGTACAGAAAGCAAATTATTCAAATGGTTGGCCAAATTACAGATGACGTCATTCTGAGGCGTATTTATTTTATACTGGTTGTTATTGCGGGAACTGATTTTTAAATCGGTTCCTTTTTTAATCGATGCCTAAGCACGCTTTCATGAATTCCTCTATGTGCTGTAGTTTTTCAGGGGAAGCCTCTGCTATTGCATTAAGCATGTTGCGGGCAATCTGGTTTTCTGTGACGCTTAACTTTCCTAAATTAAGGGAGAATCTGTCATCTTCATTTACTTTAGTGAACATATTCTCGTCTCCACCTTCTCCGGTACGGAGCCAGACTTCATTTATGCCAAATTCTGAGCAGATTCTATTAATATGTATATCTTTGGGTTTTCGATCACCTGTTTCAAACATCGCAAGAGTAGATGCACCTATATCTATTTTTTTTGCGAATTCCCTCTGGCTTAATCCTAATTGCTTTCTTATTTTTTGGATTCGTTCGTTCATTATGAAACCTCCTTCTTGAAATTACTATATCATAAAAATGTTCACAATGCAAGCATGAAGTATTGACATGGTGCTTACATTGTGTTAATATATGCTTACAAAGCAAACTGAAAGTGAGGTGGAAATAATGAAAAAGGATATTGTTAAGGACATCAGACTTACTGATGATACGGTGGAGAATATCAAGATTATGGCCCCATACCTTGATGAAACATCGCAGAACCGCGTGTTTGGCATGATGCTTGAGGCGGTTAAGAATTTGGAATCTGATGCTGAAAAGAAGGCTGGATAGGGAGGGATGGGTGAAGCGTAAAGATATGACATCCGAAGAGGACAGAGCGTAATTACAAAGTTGCTGACAGGTGCGCAAATGTAGCAATAATAATTGGCGTACTGACAGTACTGATTAATATTACAGCGAACTTAGATAAGATATTATCATTCGGATATTATGTACTATCTTGTCTACATTGATTAAAAGCGTTGCTACAAAAGCTGAAATGGATATGATGATAGAAATATTAGCACGGAATTTGGCTGCTATAGACTTTTTCTCAGCCGATTTTGCAATTTCCAATGCTCTTGCCTGCGCAATGGAATCCATTAGGGAGAATCCCTTAAAAGTAACAAAGGATGTTCCTGTTTTTTGAACATGAGGAATACCATCTGCTGTTCTTCCAACAGCAGAGTAACCGCCGATTAGTTCATCTTTTACGCATTGATAAAATATTTCGTTGTACTCTTCAGGAGTGCATTCGGGGAATTCACTATAAGACAAATTTTGTTCGGATATTACATAGTTTAGTATTTTAACAACAACGTCTTCATATTCGGTTTTACTTTTTATCACTTAAGATGCCTCCTTGTTCACAGGCTCCTTTTAGTAAAAATACTAAATTTCTATACTTATAATAATTCTAAAAAAATTAAGAGTCAAGCGATATTACAGATAATGGAAAGCGAGGTGATATGAGGCTCCTTCTTATGTACTTGGAATTACAATTCCTGTACATAAATTATAAAAGATGGATGATTGAAAAGCAACAGTTTGATGATAGGAGTTATAGAAAGAAAGCAGGGCAGGTAGGGAAGGAGATGATGTAAGTGTTAACGGTGCTATTTGCAATTACGACAATTATATGTGCTTTGGGATGGCTTAAGAGGTATGTGTCGTGTGGAGCAATTATTTACTACATTCAAAAAAAGCAGTACATGCTTCCAAGTGATTCTGAACTGAAAGAATGTACTGACTTTGTAGTAAAAAATATGCTGAAAGATATTTTTAAGTAATTCCAAGTTCGCTTTTTATTATAAGTGTGAGAATGCCAGAGGCGACCTGTGAAATTGTTGATACAGAGTTTGAACCGACTTTTGATAATACGCCCTTGGTCTTAGACCAAACATTATCAGAGCGGATATCTGCTAGAGATTGATGTCCGGTATAAGTAATATCTCTTATTTTCAATATTAGTGTTCCGTGATTTGTTTCACGCTTAAGAACTTCAATAAAGCCGGCTTCATATAATTTTAGACATGAGTAGCGAAGGTCATCTTCATTATAAGAAGTAAGTTCATTGGATAGTTTGGAAAATGATAATGATTCGTCATACGGGATGTCTTCCATTACGAGAAGGATATCTCTCATACAGTCAGGGTTAAGTTTCATAATTGTATCTCCTTTCTATGTACTTGGCTGCTGCAATAGCCTGTAATTACAGTATAGGAGGTCTGAAAAAAATTATCAAGAAGAGATAGAGGGTTTAAATCATGCCAGATTATCGCAACAAGTACAAACCGTAAGGCATATACATATAGTGGAAAGAAGGGAGGGATCGTATGGCAGCGGATGCATCAGAAGCAAAGGACGCTGACATTGGGAAACAGGTCATGGATCTGCTGATCTTCCTGCTGGAGGATCAGACGGGAACGCCATACGAATATCGTCGGATTGATGATGAGGATAAAACCGCTTAGGCGGTAGAAGGGAGGACAAGCCTATGAGCGAAGAGGGGTACCGCAGGAAACTGATCCTGCATAAACGAAGAAAGCGGGACAGGCTTATAAAAATAGCGCTAGGAATACTGGCCGCGATGTTAGCAGGCCTAGGCGCAATTATAGTAGTGCTGATCTACTGCCGGATGGTGGGGCCGTTATTTTGAAGAAGGAGGAAATTAGGATGAAGCATTATAGGATATGCATACAGGCAGAGAGGCATGAGTTTGACTATCTCTGCAGCACGATCAGCGATGCATACGGCGCGGTCGAGGACGCGTCGATCGCATTTAATCTTAACCTCGACATGGATAGCATCATGCGCGTGCTGGTCGATATGGATCGAAGGAACCTTATTGAGACGGATCGGTATCACATCCGAATCCGCGTGGAAGATGGAGAAGTGTAGAAGGGAGGTGAGGAAGTTGACGAAGGAAAGATGGATGGACATCGGGCTTGGTATGGAGCCGCACCTGAAAGGGATCGCAAGGATCGCTTCGCTGGCTGGCATGGATATAGTAAGCATTGCGGCCACGGATGGCGGACATATATGGGCAACCCACATCGATGACGATGACGGAAGACATTATACCATTGACATCAGGCCAAACGGGATAACGGAACTGTCGATAGACAGAAAAGTGTTCTATACAAAAAATTAGAGCGCCTTCATAGGCCGGCAAGCCTCGGGCGCTCAAGAAATTTAACCAATTAAATTATAACAGATACGGAGGAAAATGCAAATGAATCTTTACGAACTAACAGAACAATACGATGAGGTAATGAGCCTGCTCTATGATAACGAGACGGACGAGCAGACGATTCTGGACACGCTGGAATCCATTGACGGCGAGATCGAGGACAAGGCTGACAATTACGCAAAGATCATCAAAAACATGCTGGGCGAGGCGGAAGCGGTCAAGAGGGAGAAGGACAGGCTGCAGGCAAGACAGCAGGCGCTGGAGAATCGTGCGAAGTGGCTGAAGGATACCCTGCAGGCGAACCTGGAATTTATCGGAAAGACCAAGTTTAAAACAGCACTGTTCAGTTTTTCCATATCCCAGAATGGAGGAAAGCAGCCGCTTGCCATTACGGAGAACATCGAAGAGATCCCAGGAAAGTACCTGATAGCACAGAAGCCCGTGCCAAACAAGGATGCGATCCGCGAACTGCTGCAGAGCAGGGAAGTCGAGTGGGCCAAACTCGAGCCGTATGGCACGCATCTTAATATCAGGTGATGGCCATGGAAGAAAAGAATATGGATGGGATCCCTCCATACCGCATGAACCAGATCGTGAAGACGGCCAGCGTGATAACGGAGCAGCTGGTCAATGGCCGGCATCTCTACCAGCCGACCTATCATGAATGCGAGATCTGCATAGAACTGGTGGCGGAGGCGATCCGAAAAAGCAAGAATGAATATAGGAGGAAATAGGATGTTTTTGAATAAGACGAAGTTAAAGCAATTGATCAAGAGCTCCTTCCGATGGGAAGGGCTCACGGTAGGGCGGGTCTATGAGGGCCTGGTCGTAGCCGGAGGAAGATGGATCACATGGACGGAGGATGGGTACATACCGAACTGGCTGAAGGCGGCCGTAATGGAATATACCGGGGAGCTGCCCAAGCAGGGATGCATGTTCAAGGCAAGGAAGGATGAGCCGATCCAGTATGAGATAGCGGAAAACAGCCTGTATGATCTGCCAGAAATGAAGCGAAAATGCAGATTTGCCTATACGGTCACGCCGGTCGTCATAAAAGACCAGCATTCCCAGATGCGGCTTCTGCAGCAGAATACGTCCGGAAGCATTCTGGCCGTGCCGGAAACCTGCTGCGAGATCATCGACCTGAGCGAGCTGGGAGATGAGAATGCGCCATCCGGACCGGCATCCGTAAGCGAATCCGGAGGCATCCTGCTGTATAAAAACGAGCATTCAGCATATGCATTTACACCGCTTGACGGGGTTAGGGATGATACAAGAGAAATCATGGATGCTGTTTTCGCGATTAATTTCAGCAGAATGGGGGAGGGGAAATAATGGCAATACCAGTTCTAATTATAGGAAAATCCGGAAGCGGAAAATCCGCAAGCATGAAGCGTTGCGTTGGAAAAGACTTTAATCTGGTCCGCGTGCTGAATAAGCCGCTCCCTTTCAGGGGGAAGATCAATGGCTGGATAACGGATGACTATCAGATCGTGTATAAGGCACTGAAGTCGGCGCCGGCAAAGTCGGTTATTATTGACGATGCAGGCTATCTTATTACGAATTACTTTATGAAGAACCATAGCACAAAGGGGAAGGGAAATGATGTTTTCGGGCTCTATAATACCCTTGGAGACAATTTTTGGGGCCTGATCCAGTACATTATCAATGAGATGCCAGCGGATAAGATCGTCTATGTCATCATGCATGAGGATACGGACGACTACGGAAACGTGAAGGCAAAGACGATCGGGAAACTGCTGGACGAGAAGATATGCCTGGAAGGGATGTTTACGATTGTGCTAAGAAGTGTAAACAATCTTACAGAACATAAATTTATCACCCAGTCAGATGGCGGTGCGATCAGCAAGTCTCCGGAAGGGATGTTCGAGGATCTGGAGATACCCAATGATCTTCTTTATGTAGACAATAGAATCAGGGAGTATTACGGCATACAAAATTCAAAGAATCAAGAAAGAGAGGATGAGACATTATGATAGCAAAGCCACAGGGATACGATGAAGCACAGGCATTTACGGGGGAGTTTGCGTCTCTTCCGGCTGGATGCTACATATGCATTATCAAGCAGGTGAGCATGGTGCAGAGCCAGAAGGGGCGCGACCAGATTGCCGTCCTGTTTGATATCGCAGAAGGAGAGCAGAAAGGATTCTATGACAGGCAGTTCAAGGCGGCAAGGCTCCAGGATCCTGAAGCAAAATGGAAAGGCGTACATAAGCAGATTATGGATGGATCTAGTCTTCCATTCTTCAAGGGGATGATGACCAGCATTGAAAGATCAAATCCGGGATTTTCCTTCCCATGGGGCCAGAAGGATAACGAAAAGACTCTGGTAGGCAAAAAATTTGGCGCAATTATGGGAAGGGAAGAATTCCTTACGTCTGGAGGGGAAAAGCGCATGGCAACCAAGATAGCGCAGATCCGCAGCATAGACGGCCTGAAGGACGCAAAGGTGCCGGAGGACAAGCTGCTCGGGGATGATGCAGGAGCCGCCAGCACGCCCTCGCAGTATGGACCGGCAGACGAGAACGGATTCATGAATATTCCGGATGGCATCGATGAAGAACTGCCATTTATGTAGGGAGGACTACGAGGAGGTAAAACAGGCATTAAGCATGAAAAAGGTGGCCGAATTTTACGGGCTCCAGACAAACCGGCAGGGGTTCTGCCTCTGCCCCTTTCATGCGGACAGCCATCCCAGCATGAAGATCTACCAGCATGACAAGGGATATTTCTGCTTTACCTGCCACGAAGGCGGCGATGTGGTGAAATTTGTGGGAAGGCTTTTCGGCCTGACCAATGAAGAGGCATGCAAGAAACTGATCGAGGACTTTTCCCTGCCTGTAAAGACGGAAGGGCTTTCCTACCGAGAGAAGAGGGAGCGTCAGGAGCGGCAGGAAAGATACAGGGAACTCCAGAAGTTCAAGGCGATGGCAATGGCGATCCTGAAGGGCTACTGGATGCTTCTCTGCGAGGCGGCGAACGATTTCGCGTCCCCGCATTTCGAGGAGGCGCTACAGGAACTGTCCATTGTGGAATACAGGATGGACTGCCTGGAGAAATGCCCGGAAAAGTACTACGCAGACAGGAAGGCGGTGAGAAGACTTGGAGAAATCAAAAGACGAATTGCTGGATGGAATGATGGAGCTTACTCCCGCTGACCCGTTCCCAGATGAAGTTTTTTATAAGATTTTTGAGATAGAGGATATCGTAGAGCGGACAAGGTATATCGAAGGGATGAAAACCAGAGCCAGGCAATTGAAGCGGATCAGCGAGTTTAACTCGACATTAAAGGCCTTCTTCCAAGACTATGCGCAGAAGATGAAGGAAACCGGAAATAAGACCGCCTTTACCGGCCAGCCGGTAGAATTGGAGTGCGGGCAGTGGAGGGCGAATGATCTGGGCGTAACCATGCAGCGTTTTGACAATAAGGGGATGCCGGTTATTGTCAATGCCTGCACGCATCCGATTCTGCCGATGGAGATTTTGAAAAATGTCGATACTGGGGATGAGCGGATCCGCCTGTCCTATTTTAAGTATGGGACATGGAACCAGGTTACGGTTGGACGTGATGTGTGCGCAGATAACAACTCCATTGTAAAGGTATTGAGCAAGATCGGTATCGAGGTTACCACGGAGAATGCCAAGAGCCTTGTGAAGTATATCAGTGACTGTGTGGGATATAATCCAGCAAAATTAAGCCCTAAACGGTCAATTAACCGGCTTGGCTGGGCTGGCAATGAGTTCATGCCCTATGCTCAGGATATTGTCTATGATGGCGATGAAGAGTTTGATTCTATTTATCATAACATTGGACAGGGTGGAGATTATGAGATTTGGAAAGAGCATTGCGGCGCCTTAAGAAAAAACAAGATTATCCGTCTTGCATTCGCGGCCAGTGCAGCCAGCGTGGTGATAAGCCTGGTGAATGCCCTGCCATTTGTTTTTCACATTTGGAGCGGGGAATCTGGCACGGGAAAAACCGTGGCTATCATGGCGGCTATGTCCATCTGGGGCAATCCCAAGATGGGCGGGCTGGTCAAGACCATGGACGTCACCCAGTACTATCTGACGAAGTCAGCGGCGTTCCTGCACTCAATCCCATTTGCTGGAGACGAGCTGCAGACCATCAAGGATCGCTGGACAACCAACTTTGACAAGCTGATCTACAGGGTAACGGAAGGAATCATGCGCGGGCAGGGAAAAGCGTCTGGCGGCGTAAAGGAGACCATGACATGGAGCAACAGCTTCCTGTTTACGGGCGAGGAGCCCATCACGAAGCAGAACAGCCGGGCAGGATCAAAGAACCGGGTAATAGAGATTGAAGTAGAAGAAAATCTGATCGAGGATGGAAATCATACCGTATCTGTCCTTACAGCGAATTACGGCCATGCCGGAAAAATTCTGGTAGAGTACCTGCAGAATACGGAGGCGAAGAAACTCAGGGAGGAGTATAAGCGTTATTTTGACGCCATGTGCAACCTGGATACGACGGAAAAGCAGGCGATGGCGATGGCGTGCATCCTTCTGGCAGATCGAATTCTGACAGAAGTGATTTTTACCGATGAGGAGCCGTTAAGGATCAAGGATATTAAAACATACCTGCGAAGCGCAAATGAAGTGGATGTAGCGGAACGGTCCTATCAGGCAGTGCTGAACTGGATTGCCAAGAACCCGGTGCGGTTCCAGAACCCGAATGGGACAGACTCCCTGAATAAGGGAGAGGTCTGGGGCAGGATCGATGAGGATGAGGAGCATCAGGAAAAGCCTCCAGTAGCCGTGATCAATAAGGATGTGCTGTGCGAGTTTCTGGAAAAGGCGGGATTCGATTATGCGGCTGTCAGCAAGAAATGGGAGGCAAAGGACCGGATCCAGCGCAACTCGCAGGGGAAATACATCCACAATACAAGGGTGTATGGAATCAAGGCAAACTATATCAAGCTGAATATGGAGCCAGGAGCAGATGAGGAAGGCTTCATGGATATCGAGGAGGAGCAGGCGAGGCTTCCATTCGACTAAAAATGTCTAACCTTTTAGAAATTATCATTTTGGTTAGACAAAAGGTTAGACATAAGATTGGCTTAAACACGCGGTTTATAATATACAGTCTAACCATCTAACCTGTCTAACCATGATTCATATATCGTAACGCGCGTAAAAATCATAGTGAATTTTTTTCTTTAAAAATCTGTGGTTATGGTACAGAAATTTAGGGTAGACGGTTAGACATGGCGATTTTACGGGCTTTTCAGGGTGCAAACCGGGAAAAACAGGGTAGACATTTTCGGAAAAAGGTTAGACAACGGGATCATAGGAGGAAAAACGAATGGCAGATATGGAATTTTTAAGAAGGCTCCTTACAGATGCGGAGCTGGAACTGAAATATATGGAGATGTACCAGGAAGAGACGGAGAGGGCCAGGAAGGATAATGCAGGGTATGCAAGACTCTGGGACATGAGAGCTCCTTCCAGGCAGCGGATCAGGGACGATCTCAGAATGATCCGCAGGGTGACCATGGATATAGAGAGGGGACTGGGCAGATGAGGCACTACGGATATCTGGAACGGATCCGGCATCCGGAACGGGAATGGTTCAGCTTCCTTGGCGGCGATGACCTGACGGTAATCATTCACAAGGACGCAGGGCAGAAGCAATTATTTTTCCCAGACTGGCAGTCGTGCGATAACGGGGATGGAATGCTGACGCTTGATTCCATCAGAAAGCAGGTAGAGGACATGCATGGAAGGGCGATAATCGTAGTCATGGCGGAAAACCCTTTGAACGGGTATGTATACCGATATGGGAACTATGGAGATTTCTGGGTACAGATCGGAAGCGTCAGAGGATATGCGTAAGGAGGAATTGAATATGAGTAACAAAAGCAATGGAACAGCATTCGAGAGGGAATTTGCCCAGATGCTTTCGGAGCATGGATTCTGGGCGCATTGCCTGAAAGACAATCAGAACGGGCAGCCATTCGATGTGATCGCGGCAAGAAATGGAATTACTTATGTATTTGACTGCAAGGACTGCCAAGGCGGATCCTTCAGGCTGAGCAGGATAGAGGAGAACCAGCACAATGCGATGTCATTATGGAGCAGCACAGGGAACCGTCCGGGACTCTTCGCGATTAGGATGCAGGGCATGGTCATTCTGGTGCCTTACCGCATGCTTGCAATCATGATGGAGAGCGGGACGAAGCAGGCGACCAGAATCGAATTAATGCGCTGCGGGAGGCTTTTCGAACGATGGATCGAGCATCGGAACCGCCTTGATAGGAAGGTGACGGGATGCAGGTAACAATCAGCAATGAGATATATATCCGCGACCCATCCCCTGAAGTTGTTCAATGGGCCCGGGAAAATCTGATCATCCCAAATCCCGAGTATGCGAAGAAGCAGCGCATGGGACTATGGACCGGAAGCACTGAGAAGCAGCTGCACCTGTTTTATGTGGATGGCGACAAGATCGCCCTTCCATGCGGAACGGGGAAGCAGATCCGGAAACTTCTGTCCGGAGCAGAATTTCATCAGGACCTGGCTGACAATGGAGAATTGGAGTTTCCTGGAAGCGTGCCGCTGTATGAATATCAGGAGGAGGCGGTAAGCGCCATGAAAAAGGCTGGATGCGGGATACTGCAAAGCCCGTGCGGATCCGGCAAGACACAGATGGGCATCGCGCTGGCGGCAAGGCTGCAGCGGAAGACATTGTGGCTGACGCACACGCAGGATCTGCTGTGCCAGTCCTATGACAGGGCGAGGGAATACTTTCCGGACGAAATCCTGGGGAAGATAACAGACGGAAAAGTTCACATTGGCAGCCACCTGACATTCGCTACCGTGCAGACCCTCAGCAAGCAGGATCTGACGAAATACAAGTACGCTTGGGATGCAGTGATCGTTGACGAGTGCCACCGGGTGTCCGGGACGCCGGCAAGCATGAAGATGTTTTACCGGGTGATCAGCAGCCTGGCATCCAGATATAAGTACGGCCTGAGTGCCACGGTGCATCGCGCGGACGGGCTGATCAAGAGCACGTTTGCAGCGCTTGGCGATGTGCAGTATCAGGTGCCGGATGAGGTGGTCGCAGAAAAGACCATGCAGGTCAATGTCCTGCGGCGCGATACTGGGATCAAGGTCAGCAGGGTGTGTCTGGATACGGACGGGACGCTGGTATACAGCAAGCTGATCAATTACCTGACAGGAAGCCAGGATAGATGCCTCGTGATCGCAGAGGACCTGAAATCAAACCGGGATCATTTCAACCTGATCCTATCTGACCGTCTGGAGCACCTACATAGCCTGCAGAACATGCTTCGGGAGGACCTGCGGAGGCAAAGCGTGATGATTGATGGGAAAATGACGAGCAAGAAAGCAAAAGCGGAACGGGAGCAGGCCATAGAAGACATGCGATCCGGGAAGAAGCACTTCCTGCTCGCCACCTACAGCCTGGCAAAGGAGGGGCTGGATATTCCAAGGCTGGACCGCCTGTACCTCACTACCCCTAAGAAAGACTATGCGGTGGTGACGCAGAGCATCGGCCGGATCGCCAGGACATTTGAAGGGAAGGATCAGCCAGTCTGCTATGATTACGTGGACCAGATTGGATTTTGCGAGAATCAATATAAGAGGCGTAAAACCAGTTATAGGAAAGCGAGGTGCAGGATTATTGAATGATGCGGACATGATCCAGCAGAAAGTGAGAGGGATCTATAATGACTGCTGGGGATCTTATAAGCAGTACCTGAACGATCATGATATGGGGGAATTCAACAAGCGTGTAACAGCGTTGAAGGAAAAATACGGAAACGACGAGTTTCTGATTGGTATCCTGTATGCATTTGCGCCGATCATCAATACATTGCATGCGGAATACCTGATGGGAATTTCAAGGAGATAGTAGTAATTGGGTGAGTATACATGAGAGCAAAAAACAAGCAGCAGACCGTCCGGCAAGACTAGAATCTGCTGCAATTCCCTAAAAAGAGTATAGCATATATCCTCTTTTGGGGCAATACGAAGGAGGAAAAATCATGTATACAGAGAGTGTAGATATTAAGAGCAGCGTGATTAACAATGTGCTGATGCAGATGAGCGTGTATATTGAAAAGGCGGCAATAGACGTGCTGCAGCGCATTCTAGAAGAACAGTTCGTCTTTTTGAATATGGAGCAGATTACTACCCTGCCCTCGGAAATAAGCGAGACTGCAGAGGAGAAGAACCGATATCTGATCGAGCTGTTTAAGATCAAGAAGAGGAACCTGTCACCGCGGACCATGGAGCAGTACCTAAGAGCGGTCGGAAGCCTTGCGGCGGTCATAGACAAGCCATTGACAGATGTCGACCAGGTAGACATAGACTATTACTTGCGATGGTACCAGCAGCGCAATGTCTGCAATAATGGACTTCAGAACCAGGCATCCACCTGCAACAACGAGCGTAGATACCTGAGCGCGTTTTTTACATGGTTGCGCAAAGAACGGTTTGTATCCTGCAATCCGGTGGAGGCGGTGGAGCCGCTGAAGGAGGCCCGCAAGCCAATCGACTACTTCCGCCCATCGCAACTAGAGGAACTAAGGGACGGATGCAGGACGGAAAGGGACAGGGCACTGGTCGAGGTGCTGCGCAGCACGGGGGCGCGCGTAGGAGAAGTGGTCCAGATCAATACGGCGGACATCGACTGGCAGACGGGAGACATCCTGATCAGAGGGGAGAAGGGCGGCAGATACAGGACCATATATCTTGACGAGCCAGCGAGATATTACCTGCAGAAGTACATTGCGGGGCGAACTGACGGCAGCGAGGCCTTATTTGTTGCCTGCAGGGCGCCATATGGACGCCTGCACAACAGCGGGATACGCGCCAGCCTCAAGCAGATAGCCAAGAGGGCTGGAATGCAGTGCCGCGTATATCCGCACAAGCTGCGAAAGACGCTTGGCATGAACCTGAAGAACTCGGGGGTAGACCTTGGCTGCATCCAGGAGATCCTCGGGCATGGGAACCCGGGCGTGACGGCAAGATACTACGCGGAATCGACGCCTGACACGCTGCGGAGCGTCAGGAAGCGAGTGGCCGCGTGATTAACTAGGAGTTAGGAGGAAAATACAATATGGCAGAAAGAACACCAGATAAACAAGGGTTAGAGTCTGTTATCAAGGTTATAGAACAAGTATGCGAGGATATCTGCGATAACTATTGCATGTATAGGGACACGGCAGATGAGGAAGGTCTGTGTGATGTTACCCGGAATGACGGGAGATGTCCACTTGATAGACTGAATTAAGATTTAGGGAAGGAAAGGAAAAGAAGGATGAAAAACACACTGTCAGATTTAAACAATTATCTTTTTGAACAGCTTGAACGCCTGCAGGATGATAGTCTTGATGAATCGGGGTTGGATAAAGAAATTCAACGGAGCGAGGCTGTACAGAAAGTGGCTAAAACCATTATTGATAACGGACAACTTGCGCTTCAAGCGAAAAAGCACCTTGACGAATATGGACAGGGTGATAAAGTGGAACTTCCTATGCTTGGGGTTATAAGTAAATGAATAGTTGAAGAGAACACGGAACTGAAAGAGACGGTTCGAAATCTCCAGAATCGTATTAAAAAGATGGAGGACTGGTAGCCATATGCATAAATATACTGATTTGGAAAAAGCATTTATGAGAGATTTTATTCCGGGACATACATACAAAGAGATTCAGGAGGCTTTTATCAAAAAATTTAATTGGGATATCACA